TCAGGAGGTTGGCCGGACCCGTCGCCCCGGGCGTCCAGGTAAAGGTGCAGGCGAAGGTGTTACCCTGCGAGACGGTTACTTGATTAGTGCAGCTCATCGGGTCTTAACCTTGCCCCGATTGGAAGGGGGGGGTCAAAGGTCGAAGGAAATGACGCTACTGGAAGGCGTGATGGTCTGGAAAGACCCCATCACCCCATTAAGGGCGACGTAATCCATCGCGTATGTGGACGCATCAATTTGGACGTTCCTGCCGACCCAGTAGGCTTGAACCTCTACGTCGTCCAAGAGGTTCGGGGCGTATACCTCATCGGGATTAGGTTCGTATGCTCCGACATAGAATTGCGATGAAATAGGGAAGACGCTGGTCGGGAAGGCAAATGGGCCGTACCATCCCGTTCCGGTAGTACCGCCAGGAGTTACCCAGCCTTCAAGATAGAAATGATAAGCACACCTGAAAAAGGTGTTGGCTTGGGTCATCAATGCATCGCTTGCGCCTGAGAAGTTATGATCGCCAGCGCTATTGCCCACCGCTCCCAAGTAGCCTTTGAAGATAGGCGTGCGGCATTTGCTCCACGTGGAGAATTCATCAGAGCCTCCGATGACGAAGCCCATCAGATTCGGGCGTAGTAGTATCGGGCCGTCATCCCGTTAATCTTGATGCGGTCCGCCCAGAGCGACCCGCTGACGTTCTGGTTCACCGTGAAAGTCGTCGGGGTCGTGATGCTGTCCACGGTGATCGTGCCGATGACCAGGTAGCCCCAGACGTTGTCGTCGGGAGTCGTCGGGGCAATGTTGCCGCCGATGATGACCGGGTACTGATTGCTCGTCACCAGAGGGTCAGGGTAAGCGTAAGGGCTAGCAATTTCAGCACCTGCCCGCAGCGTGATGTAAGAGGTCTTAGTCGTGGCGTCGTAATTCGACGAAGCCAGTTCCCCGGTCGGAGGGTTTGCCACCCCAGCCGTGACGCGGTCTAACTTGACCTCGGTGCCACTGACGTAGTCGTCAATCTTAGGGACTAAGTTATTGATGGTGCCGGACTGGACCTGATAGGTGACGGTCGTGGCGCCGCCCGAAGTCCGCAGGGCGACGTTGATAATTTTGAAAGGGTGCGTCGTCGGGGCGACGGCCACGCTCGGGAACGGGTCGGACGTGTCCAGAGTGAACCCGTGCGAGGACGAGTCGAAGTTATAGCCGACGCCGGGTTGGAGTTTCATCAGACAGGGGCGTACACCGAGGCGACGTAGCCTTCGCGGTTGAAGCGCAGCTCATACTGGACCTTGTAGAGCAGGCCGAAGTCCTCGAAGGACACCTGAGCCAGGAGCAGTTGGTTTTTGCCGCTGATCGTGAAGGACGTGCCCATGTAGTCGGGGACGAGTTTCTTGCTGGCGGCGAAGGTGCCATTGCCAGACGTCTTGCCGACCGCGTTGCGGTGGTCGTTTACGATAGAAGCAGTGGTCGTGTAGAAGATGCCAGAGATTGAACACTGCGGGGCAAGGTAGTTGGTCTTACCGTAGAAGTCATTAAACTCGGCCTTCTTGAAACCCATGAACTTGCGTCCCTTAGGGCTTTCAAACGTTGAGCCATTGTTTCCTCCGTATTCGCTAGTTCCCGTAACTAATTGATAGTTCGGGTCAGCCTTCGTGCCAGGGCTAGTCCCGACGCCAGCAATCGGAGAGCCTGAGAAACCAAGCGCCGTGGCCGTCTCGAAGAAGTTCGGGTGGGTCGTGATGTGCTCAGAGGTCAGGCCCTGCGATCCGGTGATCTGAGGTTCGGTCGTCGCAGAGCCTCCGGCGATGCCAACATACTCAGCCGTCCAAGTGTCAAGGTCGAGGGCTCCGATGTCCACGGATGCCTTGTGCATCTTGCAGTAGTTGAACGCTGTAATGGGGCAAGCTGCGCCGCGATAGATTGACGCAGACGAGCCTAGTTTATCAATTTTGAAATTGAGAGTCCCAACGACAAGGCCGTAGCCGTCTTGAATGAACTTAGCCCCTGGCTGAAGCTGAGGCGTGGAAAGTGCGTTGCCTGTTTTTACGATAGCCATGGTTTATTTGGAAGGGGTTTTGGTGAAGTCCGTAGGGACAGCGTTGTCGGTTCCTGAAATCTTCTTCAGCTCGGCGAGCTGCTGCTCTTGGATTTCAATCTGGCGGGCCATGGCCTCCATGACCGGGTTAGGTCCGACGCCGATCACGTTGCCGAAGCCGTCGGGTCCTTTGAAGTCCGCTGCCTTTTTAGGTTCTGATGCAATTTCCGAGGCCTTTTTGCTGGCCGCGATGGCAGGAGCAAGCATCTTGGCAATGACCGACTGAACATCAGGATCCTTCGCTAGGGCCTCGGCTGAGTTTGCGTCGAGGGCGTACTTGATTCGGAAACCTCGAAAGCCCCCGATTTCATCAGCGACCTTGTCACGCATACCTGGCTGCTCAAGGAACTTAGCGTACTCAGTAAGCTTGGCGGTCTTTGCCATCTCGCGCTCTTTTTCGTCCTGTTCTTTTGCAGCGCGTGTCTTTGCTAGGACGACCGTTTCTGAGTCTAGATACTTAGACTCTGCACGGACCGCAAAATCATAGGCCTCCTTGATGTCCTGCTTGCGCTTCTCGATGGCCGATGAGATAAAATTAATCGCCGTGTTCAGCAGGACGAGCGGGGCAACAAACGCAAAAGCGATGTCCTTGAACGCCGTGCTGAACTTCTTCTGGATGTCCTCGACCTGTTTGCCAAAGGACACGGTGGCGGCCTTGGCCTTGTCCATCGCTTGCGGGACTTCGGAGGTCGTCTTGATGTTGACTGTCAGGTCTTGAGCCATGTCAGGGGGTGCTTTCCTTTGCCGGATTGGAAGCAGCTGCGGCGGCTGCCTCTTTGTCTTTGGCTTCCTCCTCGGCCATGAAGGCTTCCTCCTCGGGCGACATGATCGCCACGTCGGCCCCCTTACGGATGGCCAGGGCGGAGTTCAGCCAGATGGCTTGGCACTCTGGCATTTCCCAAGCCCGCTGCTCGGTGATGCCATTGGCAATCAGGTTGGCCACGATGGACAGCGGCCAAGGCACCCCCTTGTCGCCGCCCCCTGACTTGGTCTTGGTCTGCTCCCAGAACTTCGGCCAGTCCTGGACGAGGATGTAGCCGGCAAAGGCTTCCAGCAGGCGCTCGAACTTGGCAGGGTGACGATTTAAGCTGAGTATGCGAAGTTTATCCATCCAGCCGATGTCACCTAGTTGTTCCTCGGCGCATACTTGGCAGGCAAAGATAAGGTCCGCAGGGGTGATGCCTCGGGAGCCGGTGACCAGCGGGGAGTCGAAGGCCATCAGACGCACCCGATACTTGAGGCACCAGGGATAAAGAGTTCGACCCAGAAACCCTTTGAGGGGAGCCGGGTCGACGTAGGCGTTGAGGAAGCGACGGTCCACTGTCCTCTAGACTGTCCCCCTTTCGGGGGTGTCAATTACGCAAGGGTAATGCCTTCGTAATCGATGGCCGTGATGCTGACCGAGGTAAAGCCCTTGTTAGAGCCCTTGTCGTCAATCTTGGTAATCACGCCAGAGAAGGAAACCGAAGCCGAGCCAGAGGGATAGGCGGAGGCGGTGTTGACCGTGAAGGCCAAGGTGCCACCGAGCACCGGCATGGTCGAGGTCTTGGCGATGCCTTCGACGGTGATCTCGCTCTTGCGGTCATCCATGCGGTGGGTCTTGGTGATGCCCGTCTCGTCGACCACCGTGGCGTCCGCGTTGAAGGAGGACGAAAGGCTGTAGCTCTGGACGAAGAGGTTGGTGACAGTGCCCGCGATACCGTAGACGCAGGTTGTTCCGGTGGAGATGGCGGCGCACATAGAGGGTAAAAAATTTTTAGCGGGTTAGGCTTTGTAGTTGCAGGCTTTGGAATTGTCTTAGGCGGGCAGGACCACCAGCACGTCAAACGAGAAGGAAGTCGCCCAGGAGCGCTCGTCGATACCCTCGTCCTCGGACTGCATCGTGACGTCGTAACAGGCCGCGTCGGTCGAGGTGACGAAGGCCGCCTTGATGGAGGTCAGGTCGCGCATATTGCCGGACAGGGCGGCGCAGCGGGCGCGGTGATCGGCGAGGGTGGTGTCGTCGGCGTTCGAGAAGAGGGTAATGCGGACCGAGCAGCTGAAGTTGCCTTCGCCCTCGGGGAGGTCGGCAGGGCTACGGGCCGACTCGCACAGGACCACGGCCTTGGGCAGGGTCTGGGTCGCGGCGCTGTCGCCCGTCAGGAAGGCCACGGTGGTCAGCCCGGTCTGGGTGGATAGGTAGGTGGCGAGGGTAGACTCGCAGATGTGCCTAATGCTCTTCGTGCCCATTGTATCTTTGCCCGCTTTGGTAGGGAAAGGGGCTTGACGGGGCAGGGGGCTAGGCTTTTGCTTCAGGAGTTCCACCGATGCTCTGCCAACAGGACCCAGTACTTGCCGCCTTCTTCGCCATCTTCAAGGATGCGGTACCGCGTCAGCCCAAGCGCCGTTCACCCAAGGTTCGCCGTGGGCCTATGCTGGCCCGCCTGTATGCTGGCGAGACGCCTGCGTCCTATGTCTGCGAGCCCAAGGTCGACGGCCTCCGCGTCCTGATCACTGCGGACCTATCCCGCCGCGTCGTGCGCTTCGAGACCCGCAACGGAAACCCGATGCCCTCCCTCGACCATCTGGCCGACGAAGTGCTCGACCTCCTGGCTGGCAAGGACGGCGTCTGGCAACTCGACGGCGAGGCCATGTCCGGCAAGTCCTTCTTTACCTCGGTCGGGGCCCTCCGCTCCGATGAGTCTGCCGACGATGCCCGCGTCTGGCTGTTCGACCTTCCCTCCGTGGATGGCGATTACAGCACCCGCCGTGCCTCTCTGGAGGCTTTGTTTGCTCAGTCCTACCCTACGTCCCTCCTGCTCATCCCGAGCGTCTCCTGCACCCCAGAGGAAGCCTTCCTGCGCTTTACCGCCGAAGGCTTTGAGGGTGCCATGGTCAAGGACACGACCTCCCCCTACTCTCACGGCCTCCGCTCCAGGGCTTGGCTTAAGGTCAAGGACGCCGACACTACCGACGCTGAAATCGTGGACGTGGTTGAAGGCACGGGCAAGTGTGCCGGGATGGCTGGCCACATCGTCGTGCGCTGCGGACGCCGCCTCGTCAATGTCGGCACCGGCATGGATAACGCCACCCGGACCGTTCTGCTCGCCGACCGCTCTCAGCTCATCGGCCAGACCGCCGAGGTAGACTTCCAGATGAAGACCCCGAACGGTTCCCTCCGCCACCCGGTGTTCGTCCGGGTCCGCGGGGACAAGTAATCACATCCCGTTCTTCTTGGCGGTTCGGGCGATGAACTTTTCAAGGTCCTTCTGCATCATCTTATCCCGATTGCCTAGCGCAAGGGTCAGCGTGTCCGCCGCGTCGGCGATGTAGTTGACGTTGCCGAGGAGGTTCTTGATCTGGATGAAGACCTCCTTGACGGTATAAGTCTGCGTGGCCGAGCCTAGGCCGCCGTGACGGGCCACCCACATCGTGTCCCGCAGCTTGGCGCCGAAGCGTCCGCTTGCGACGTTGGACTGCATAGGCGGCTTGAGCATCGTCAAAGCCCGAAGCCATCCGGCCTTGGTCTTGCCTACGGCCATCTGGCGTTCCCTGATATACTCATCGAGTTCTTGCTTCGACTCAACTAGGAGCCGAGGGACGCCGATCTTCTGGCCTCGCTTGATGCGTCCACCAAACTTGGCCTTAACGCGGTTGTGATGACCACGCAGGTCTCGGGCGTAGTCCTGCGTTCCGTAATCGCTTACGGCAACCGGCACGCGGTTAAGGTAGTTCTTCGCCTTCAGGAACGCCCGGTCATAGTTCTGGTCGTTCAGGATTTTTGTCATGATCGGCGAGATGCGTAAGGTCTCGATGCGAGACTTCTTGATAATCTTATCAAAGGACGCGCGGTTGTTTGTCTGTGCCGCATGGGCCAGACTCTGGAAAACAATGGCCTTCTGGCTGTTGATGTTTCGGTCCCCTACGGCCACAAAGATTTTGCGGATGTCTCCGGCCACGGCGCCTTCGCCCGCTTTCTTGGCCGCGTTGGATAGACCTTGACCGCCACCAGCTGCCATCGGAGCAGTGAAGACGGCCAAGTCCTGGCATAGGAGCATGGCCTGCTTTGTGGCCGCGCTCTGGGCGTCCATGCCAATCTCTTTGGCCACCCTATCAAGTGTGGCTTTAAACTCTTCTAGCGACTTCCGCGGGATGCTGACCGACACCACGGCGGGTTACTGGTTATCGTCGATGACGACGAGCGTGATCCATGCCGACCCGGGCTTGTAGGTCTGGGTCGTGATGCGGACGGTCTTCCCGCCGGCCACGATCTTCTTCCCCTGGGCTAGGGAGGCGATGGGGGCACCCGAGGACAGCAGGGCCGCCGATGCCCCAATAGACCCATCTGGCTGGCTCCAGGAGGCCGTTACAGCGGGAAGCCTGACCGAGTACTGGGTCCGCTCCATATACCCCCCTGCTTCGAGCACGGTCGAGACGGCGGGGTCGGAGATGAGGCAGGAGAAGGTGATGGCCCCAGAGTTGGCCGACCCGGCCACGCCGAAGTCCGCGATCATCTCTTTGGCGTCGTTAAGAAACTCGGTTCCGTAGAGGCTCATCCTATACTTGCCCGGATTGGTAGGGGGCACAAAAAAAGGGCCCCTTGCGGAGCCCTTTCGGTTTGCCTTGCGGCGGCTGATTAGGCCGTGGTGAGGCGGTTGAGCGAGGTCGCGCGACCGACAGCGGCACCGAAGAGCAGCGTGGCGGTGACGTTGTAGTAACCGCTCTGCTCCTGGCCCATGAGGACCTGGACGCCGAGGCCGGTGTCGGCGTCGACAGCGTTGGCGACTTCGAAGCCCGGGATTTCGGACATCGGGAGAGCCGAGGCGACAGCGATGGCGTCAGCGCCGCACGAGAAGCCAGCGAGGCTTTCCGCGTTGGCAGGGAGGCTGTTCCACTGGTAGACCGAGGCGCCGGCGAGGGTGCCGATGTTACCGGAGGTCAGGATGCCAGCACCGAGGACGGAGTTGCCGATGATCGT